CCCAAACTGAGTTAAGGCGTCTTTAATTCCCAATGCGCTGCTGGATTTTTCCAGCGCTTGGATCATTAAGCCTTCTTGAATTGAGCGGTTGGCGTAAAACGCCGCGCGGCCCATTTGGAAGTTAGGGATACGGGCAATCGCGCGCATCATCAACTTGATCAAGTTGGTCGATGCAGTAGCCGCTTGGGTGCCGGTCACACCTACCCAATCCGATACGTCGATATTGGCAATTCGCACCACATAGCGCCAATCTTTCACCACCAAGCCGGCATCCCATTGGAACAAGGAACGTGCGGCCTGATAGTAGTTACCAGACGCGTCTTGCACAGACTCTTCACCCAGATCGCGATTTTGCAAACCCGCTTTTGAGCCTTTTGGAAACGGACAAAATACCGTTTGCTCACCCCAAACCACCAAATACATGGAGGCATTATCGGAGCCAGAACCACCGGCGAGAATGACGTTTTGACCATTGCCGGCAGACGTAGAGCTGAAACGCGTAGCAAAACCAGAAAACGTTTTAAGATCGACGCCTACATTGCCGTTAAACAGCTTGCCAACCATCTCTTGTGACATAGCTTCGATAAATGGCGATTCTTCAGATAAACGAAACGCGGCGCTATTGCCATTAAGATTCAGCAGCTTCGCGTCGATGTGGGAGCGGGCTTCCAGCATCGCGCAAGGTTCTGTAACCTGCGCAGTGGTCGACTTGCTGGATGGCACGCCTTGGTTATACGCACGCCAGTAAACGCCGGGCAATCCAGTACGGACGCTGACAACGTGACTGGTAGGTTGATTAGCTTCCTTGTAAACAATATCTTCCAAAATATCGTATTGTTGTGATAACAGCTCGGCAATAGGGTCGACTTTGCCATCCGGAGACAGCCGTTTCGACATATCGGCCAGCGTTAACTGTCCAGCGCTTAAAAGTGCCATGAAAACCTCCTAAGGGTTCATATTGGGATAAAGAGTTTGCGCCAGGGTTTTCTGGCCGCCTGGTGTGGTACTGCCGCCCGGCAGCAATGTATCTTCAGACATGGCCTTACCGACCTTGACGAAAAATTTAACAAACTCCGGATGATTACCAATGCCGGTTTCATTCATGAAATTGACCAGGTTTTCAGAGCCGAAAGCTTTTAAAACGGGTGGGATAACGGATAGATTAGCCTGCAACTGTTCGCCGCCTATTTCCGGATCAGCTTTGGTTTCCGCTTCCCAGTTGGCGACGCGTTGTTCATGAGCGGCCATGGCTTGGGCGGTAATCTTTTCCGCCATTTTGGCGCCCATCTGCGCTAGGTTTTGCGCTTGTTCCTGAGTTAAGCCAATTTCTTTCGCGGCTTTTTTGTACTCGGTCATTAATTCCGGGTCAGGTAAGGCGCCCTCCGGCAATTCAAAATCAGCATAATCTTCGGGCGCACCGGTCTTAGTGCCATCGGCCTCAGCAGCGGTTTGATTTGATTCGGTATTGGTGCCGGTATCAGTTACGGCAGCATCAGTGCCCGTGGTTGTTTGACTGGTTGCGGTTGTCGCTGCACTATCTACCGTGGAGGTAGCAGTAGTGGCGTCAGTCGTTTGTGTTTGTTGCGTTTGCTCGGTCATGGTAAATCTCGGTTAATAATTGCAGGTATAAAACAGGCTGGGCTTGCAATTGCGCTTCCAGCCACAACCCAATATTGCGTTGGCCTTCTTTAAACGCGGTGGCGTGCGTATCGCCTGGGACATAACTAATCGCACCCAAGCCGCACAAAGCCAACACCCGGCGCAAAAACCGCCGGCCTTCTGGCATAGTCAGCAATGTTTCCAGGTCTTTGGCATCGTTTAAGCTTTGCAACAGGCGCGACTGTTCAGCCTGTGCGCGTTGTTGCGCCAGGGTAGGACGATCTTCTATGTTCATGCGCGGCGGAATTGCCCTTCAATAAAGTCACCGGCCATCGTGCCCGGTTGCGTCGGCAAACTGCCTACTTTGGCGGCCATCTCAGCACTTTGCTGGATAGCCGCTTGCTGTTGGGCGATTTGCATTTGTTTGGCGCGTTGTTGTCTCACCAGGGCGGCATTTTCGGCGGATACGATCAGTTTAGGATCCACGGCCAGCTTGTCGGCCATCATCTCCACATAATAATCTGCGTCGAATCTGTCCAAAGCTTCCGGTTTAATCGCGGATATTTGTCCGATACTGCCGACTAACCTATCCACGCTATTCACCACCGCAATTTTTTGCGCTTGGGCCAGGATAGACACGTACTCAATGTTTAAATCACTGCCTTGCAATTCTTCGGGCGGTGGTGGCAATGCGCCGGCAGACAATAGCCTTTCAAACACGGTTTCTACTAACGGATCGAGCAATTCATTATTCAATCGCTCAACCACCGGGCCCAGCATCAACATCTTTTCCTCGTGCCGTTCCATCACTTCGGTGGCGGTCATCCGGCCGTCTTGTTGGCTGATCATGGTAAACACGTCAGAGAAAAACGCGCCGTGTATCCGGCCGCGAATGTCTTGAATATCTACACCTAAGCTTTGAATATCCAACCGTACATCAAATGCCGTTTTAATGCCTTGCGGGCCGGATATAGGATCGTAAAACGTCACGCCACCGGGTAAAAAATCTACTTCGCGGTTTTGCATGCTCGATGGCACTTGAATCGGTGGGTCTGCTTGGTATTCAATCGCTTTGCCTTTCGAGCGCTGCTCAGATTGCAATTGCATAATATCGCCCAGCGCATCCATAGCCGGCGAACTGCCGTAAATATCACCGCCTGATGTCAGCCAGCGTGGCGACACGCACGGGTAAGATTTAAACCCACTGTCCCGCAACACAGACTTGGTTTTTCCAGATTCCCAGTAGCAAGACTTCCACGGCATATTTATGGCATCGCGCTTGCTGGTATCGCGCTGGGTACGTGGCTCGATGGCATGGCAAACAGTCACCCACTTGTCATAGTCGCCCCGCTGATAACAGCTTTGCACATCAACAGAGCAAGCTTCTAAGCCAAACTCTTTTACCAGCGCCCCAACCGTTACTTCAAATTCCCGATACAACGTATCAACTTCGCCTTTAAAGTTGGTCGCTATGGCATATTCACCCACAGTAAACGTGTGCAAGTGGATAATGTTTTCAAAATCATTGGCCACAAACGCCGACGCCGTACCAAACGCGCCCAGCTCTTCGTACAAAGAGTGCAAGGCCCGATACACATTAGAGCGTGCCATCGTATCCTGCACGCGGGTGGTTACTTCGCCAAGCCAGATTTTCACCGGCTGATACTTGGCAAGATCAGGATCAACTACCGACAGCTTAAACCAAGGCCGAGATGGGCTAGTCATACCGGACATCATGCCCGCCGCCAGAATACGCAAGGCTTTGGTGCCGGTATTGTCTAAAATCAGGTTGTGCTTTTTCTCGCCCCGGTTGCGATCAGTCAGCAGATACCGCCCGGAACGCGGCAATAAATGCCGGGAAATATCCTCCCAATGCGCAAGCCAGGACGAACGTTCTTGTTTAAGCGCAGACCAGCGATTATTGTGCTGTTGTGCTTTGTCCATTAGCCAGCTGTCGCCGCTTGGCCTAACAACGTTTTCTTGCCGAGTTTATCCAGTCCCGTGGTATCGCCCATGCCGCCGGTAATCAGTGTCGATTTAACCTCACCGCCGCCTTGTCCAATGTTCTGCGTGGCGGTGTTAGCCCTAACCGTAGGGGCGTCAGGTGTTTTTGCCAATTGTGCGGGAGGAGGTGGCGGCAAGGGCGCGGCGGGTGTACCGCCGCCACCGCCGCAAAGCAACTTAACCGGCATCACGCCAAATACGTAAACTTTCATGGATATTCTCATCGTGATTTATAAGGATCGTAATCGCGCCGTTGTTCGCCGGCGGACTTTGTTCGACCGTGTGGATTTTTAAACCGTTTTTGTACCGGATGCGCAAAACTCAAGGCTAAGGCGTCGGCCTTGTTAGGCGATGGTAAGCCGCGCTGCTTCATGTCTTGCTTGCTTTCCAGCTGGATCTTGCCATCTGCCCTGGGTACCGTTTCCGGTCCCATCAGCTCGTCATACAATTCTTTATCGTCGGGTAAGGCGCCACCGGCCTTTAGCCAGTCTCGCATCGCTTTCCACATCTCCGCGCGCTTGTTCAGGCAGCCAGGGTCTAACGACTTAGCCCCAAACCACACCAACAACCAATCCCGGCCCATGGTTTGCCCGGCGGAATAAATGCCAGTGCCATAGCCGCCGTCAATAAACACCGCATCAGCGCCGTGCTCGTCTTCCAGATTTGCCAAGATATTGGCAATCTGCACGTCGTTGTCGTTTTTTGGGATAACGCGCAGGATGTTCGAGTACAGACCTTGCCGAAGCGCAATGACTAGAACGTCATCGCCTTCCCATGCTGGATCGCAAGTAAGGATAATCGGCGCAAAACTGTACTGCTCAGGCCGCACGTACCGCTTAAACGCCACGTCGACGTCTTCGGTACTGATAAACTGCTTGGCCGACATATTCGGAAACATGCCGCGCACCCGTATCTTGAACGGGTCAGAGTCTTCGCCCCAGTCTTCCAGCCATTTCTGGATCTGAGTCTTATTGGTGCCCTCTACATCGCGGCTATCAATCTGCTTATGCACCCAACGATGCCGCATCTTGCGGTGAGTCTCGCGGAAAGCCCCGCTATTCAGCGTCGGGTTACCGAAGGCAATCCAGATAATCTCCGTGTTTTCGTCGGTCAGCGCCCCTTCGGTCACTTCCCACACCTTGTCGGCAATCTTCGACGCTTCGTCAAAAATCACCACAATCCGCTTGCCTAAGTTATGTAAACCGGCAAAGGCTTCGGTGTTGTGCTCACTCCAAGTCACAAAATCGCAGCGCCAATCTAGTTCATGCGCTTTCGAGTGAATATCGAAAGCATTGGTATCAAACAAATCGGCAGTGATCGATAACGCATTCCACCGCTTAATCTCGGGAATAGTTTTAGTCTTCAACTGGGGCAGGGTGTTGGCAGTAACCACCACCTTGGTGTCCATACAAGTGGACAGCGCCCAATTCACCAACATCCCCAGCTCGGCAGACTTGCCAATACCGTGGCCAGACGCCACCGATATCTTCAGCGGCTCAAATCGCGTCTCCGGATTGCTCAGGTGGTCGCGGATGGTGCAGTTAATCTCAGATTGCCAAGCCCGTGGCCCCTTAAAGTTCTTTAAGTCGCCAAACTCCCAATCCCAAGCGACTAAACTCCATTTGTGTGGATCGTGCCGACACTCAACAATCAGATCCAGCAGTTGATCAACTGGATCGATCATTCAACCTGGCTAAACGCTCGACCAGCTTATCCGCCATAGACACTTCAACTTTATCGTTTAACATGCCCAGATGACGCGCGGCCAATAACTGCGCGTCGGATTTGCTCCAAAACTTAATCTCGTTGGTATGCCCGATCAAATTGCCTTCAGCATCCCGCAGCTCAGTCGTTTTAATCGCGGAAATAGAAAAGGCGATTTCATCCGGCCATTCGGATGGCGGCAGCAGTCGGTTATTTTCGTCGTAGGCTTTGCGTGGGTCAGCAAAGGCGATGTACCCCACATGCCTTAGCACGTTGTCTTGCCTAATTTGCAGACGATCTTCCCGTTCAGCGCGCAATAACGCCAATATTCGCCGGATTTCAGGACGAGTAGTCACTAAGCGAGTAGCTTGTTGCCTAGCTGTTTTTTCAGAAAAACCCGCATCAATCGCCGCTTTAGTCTGGTTAACCGTCAGCAACATGTTCAAACAAAATTGATACTCGCGGTCGCTGACCATCTCGCGCAATTCATCGAGAGTCATATCAGGCGTGACGATTTTCATAGAGCACTAAAAATGTAAACAAAAAGACACAGTAAACGACTGATTTACAACTGGAACAGGCAGGATTTAGCTATTTTCGCGCATCATGTAAACATAGAGTCATGCTCAAACATCGACACAGACTCACGACAATCGCGCTGGTAAAGCGAGTGAAAAAAATCCGAAAAAAAAGCCCGCTCCGTCTCCGGGCAGGCTTTTGCTATTTTGGGAATTTATAGCTGTTTTTTGTCGCAGTGTCAATTTTTTAAAACTAAAACATTTCAGCCCGCAGGCGCGCTAACTGACTTTGTAAATCTTTCTCTGCCGCCGCATCCGCAATAGGCGTTTCGTAATCACAGCAATTGAGGTGCTGCCTGCCAGATGTATCTGATTTTTTCCAGTACTTATGGCCGGCCGGAATATCTTTGTCGCACAAAACACAGCGGCATTTTTTGTCGGCAGTATAAATCATAGCGCTTCTCTTCTACCGCTATCCGCCCGCGCCAAAACCCCCTGCACCTCCGCATCCAACTCACAAACAATCTTCAAAATCTGCCGATAGCGATCTTGCCAGTTCCGATGAAAGTCATCCTTACTCAACCCAGCCGCCGCCGCAATCGTCCGCACCGATAGCAGTTTGGTGCCAGTCATCCCACACAACCGACAGCCCACGCCGCCGCACTCTTTATGCACCAACGGCCGCACCACCTCAAACACCGCAATTGCCGACAGGTTAGACACAGTAGGCCGCCCCTTCACAATCTCCCACTTCTGCGCATTAGCCAGGTTGGCCGCAGCCACCCGCACCCTGGCGATTAACATCCGCTCAGCATCCAAATCCAAGGCATACGCCGCATAAGCAAAATCCATGGCCGCTTCACTGGCCCCAGACAACAACCCCGCCAGCTCAGACCGCGACAACACCGCCCGATTCGTCCCGCCGCCCGTGCTGCCCATCTGCGAGCCGGCGCATAACAATGCAATCAGTTTAGGACTGGCCATTTTCAACCTCCGCATAAGACTTACACTTGCGGCCATACGCATTACCCAGCTCGCAAAACTCCACATCCCACTGCTCGGCCTCATGTCGACAACCGGCACACGTCCCGCTTTCAATCGCAATCAAAACATCCAGCGGATCTCGATACCCGCGCTTTTCTAAAATCTCAGTCATGGCCATCATCCTCAGCTGGCACATAAAACCAAGCACGCCAAGCCCCTCTTGTTCCCCTAACTCGCTTGTAACCCAGATTCGCCATCGCTCGCCAGATAGACGCGTTAGCTTTGGCTTCGTCGCATCCAACAGGTAAATGACCAAGCGCTATTAAATCAAACAAGATGTCATCAGACGTGAAAGCGTCATGACGTTGTGACTTCAGCCAATCAGCTATAACCTTTTGCAATTCATCGGCACCAATTACTGCATCACGCGGCTTATACTCGCCACACCAAGATTCAGCAAAAACAGGCGGGAAAACAGGTCTAAGAGATGATGCAAAAAAAACCGGTGGGAATCTCCTGCATTGCCCATGCATTCCCATCAACATGGGTTCTTCAAATTCCCGATCCAAAAAAAACCTACAGCTTTCGCAATTCATAAAATCCTCTCTTCGGTAAATTGGCGGCAACTGGACCAGTAGAAAAGTGGTCCAAATCCACCCGGACGTCTACAGCCCTTATATTCTCTGGCTTGTCCTAGTGGACCAGTAAAATTAATAAAAAAAACGTAGAAACTAATTCGGTATAGGTAGCTAATTAATGCCGCGCGCGCGTGCACATGTGCGCGCGCGCGAGTTTTACTGGTCCACCCGGACAAGCCACGCCAGCCGTGGCCTGTAGACGTCCGGGTGGATTTGGACCAGTTTAAAGTATGACGTCTACAACCCGCGTGTTTCCTAGCTTTGGTTGATTTCACCCTAACAAAACGTATCTGCGGCCATTTTACAAACAGGTACGTCGACAAGCCTGTTTTGCACCGCGCGAACGGCGTGGGCGTGGGGCGCGGGGAGAGGGCGCTAATCGGCAGAAGGATCACTAAAAATCTCCTTCCTGACGCGTTCTGCCGCGGGCCTGACATAACCCCAGCGCCTAAACCGTCCTTCCGTCTCTCGCACCCGTTCCCATCCCAATTTCGCCATAATCCGTCCCACCCTCGAGGTCATCCGGTTGGCCTCGTCAATCTTGCTCTTTTCCACTTTGCAGGCATTAATCAGCAAATCCATCGGCGTGTAAAAATTACACAAGCGCTCGGAGGGGTCGCTGATAAACAGGGCAATCAATTCTTCCCAACCGTCCACAGCCAACCGACTGTTTTGCTCAGGCACAAAATAAAGTTCTTCTTCTTCCCGGGTAGGGTAAAACCGTTCGCCGGCCTTAAACGCTACAATCGCTTCGGCGAAAAGCTGCTCTCGATGTTCTTTTAACCACTCGGTATCAACCTCTGCACATCTAACAGGCCAAATACGCCGGTTGCCGGTTTGGTCTTTCAAATACTGATCGAGGTTAGTGGTGCCCCCAAACATACAAATCCGTGGCGCTTCCACCGGCCGGCGATCATAAGGCCGCCTAAACTTGTCTTTAGCAATGGCCAGGAACGACTTAAACGCCGTGTCCTCAGACCGGCTAAACATGCCCATCTCGGCCATTTCTTGCAGCCACACACCTTGTATGGCCATGTTGCCTTCGTTGGTGCCAATCTCGAACGGCGTTTCTGAAAACCACGGATCCGCTAATATCCGGAAAAAGCTGGATTTACCCTGGCCCTGCTTACCTTCCAGAACCAGCATGTAGTCAAACTTGCAACCCGGCTTAAAAATCCGGGCAACCATCGCAATCAAAAAATACCGCCCAGCCAGGCGCAAAAAATCCGTGCGCTCGTTATCGGTTATCCATGCCAGATACACGTCAAGGCGTGGCGTACCGTCCCAAATAGGCAAGTTTTCCAAGTACTGGCGAACCGGATGATAGCGGTTGGCGTTCGCCGCATGGGAAACCCCCTCCGCAATCGTCGCCATGCTCTTAATCAACAGATCCACTTGATCAGCAAACCACGTATCCAACGCTAAATCGTCACGGTCTTCCCAGGCGCCCTGGTCACCGCCGTAGGGTGTCACCAATAGCTTTTCAATTTGGTGGGCAAACTCGTTGTAGCCGATCACCCCGCGCCACTTGGGATGCATCGTCAAAATCTTCGCCACGTTACTGCGGCAGGGCTCAATACCCCCGCGCGCCTTTTTCGCCAGAGCGTGATACCACGCACTATCCGGCCCATCGCCCGGTGGTTCGCCACCGCTGCGACCGGAATCATCGCCATAACCCCTGCCGCCAGCGCAAGCGGCACTAGGGGTATGTGGCAGTTCGGCAGCTGCCGGCGCAAATGACACGCGCAGATTGATGTACTCGGCCAAAGCTGTAGTCATGCCTTCGGCAATCGCGTCGGCTACATCCCAACCACCAGGCTTTTCGCCTGGCTTAGGAATCGCCATAATCGCCACCGGGCAACCATGCGCGCGCAAAAGTTCCGCTACTTTCAAAGCGGCCATCATCCCCGGCTGTTTGTCTTCCGGTAACAGTTCTTCGGTGTGCTTGTCGCGCTGGGCGTCGCAATCCGGCCAAATAATGACCCGACGGCCGGCCAATACCGACCAATCCGCCTTATCCACCGCCTTACTGCCACCGGACCAGGTTAAAACCGAATACCCCGGCAAATGGGCGGCCGCCGCGTCCGCGCACTTTTCGCCTTCCACAATCAGCACCGGCATTTCCCGTTTCGGGTCATCGATGTCGGCAATCGTCAACCGCTCAAGGCCATACAAGGGCCGCGGCAAAGCCCACTGCATCCAGCGCCACTCTTCGCGACCCGTAGTTTTATGTTTGCACCAAGTCAACGGCAAAATTTCCTTGCCGCCGTCGCTGGTCGTAAACCGAAACACATACCCCAGCACCGCGCCATCCAAGCCGCGATAAGTCCACACCGCATCCGGAAAACCCCGCACCGGGTGCGCCTGATGCCGTTCCGGCGCATGGGCCGGCGGTAAAATAGACTGCCAAGGGGAATCATTGCTGGGTTTAGCCTGCGCCGAATGCGCGCCCGCCTTTTGCGCTTGATGCTGCGCCCGAACTACCGGGCCCCGCGTGTTGGCTTTGCCGTCAATGCCCAAACGCTCGGCCAGCTCCTTCGCCGCAGCTCCTTGGTCATTGTTATGAAATAGATACGCACACAAAGAAACAGGATCAGATCCAGCGTCACCGCTGGCAAAATCCATCCAAACCCCTTTGCTGGTCGAAATAGAAAACGAACCCTTCTTGTTGTCGGCACGGGTAGGATTCAACACCCGATACTCAGAACCTGAGAACTCGCCGCCCGGTAGCCACTCGCTTAACAGTGTCCTAAAACTGGCCAGCGCGGCATGATTAATCGCCGCAAAGTCGATCTTTTTAGCCATGGCTACTTCGTCAACCGATGCCCAACAGACGCCACCTTGTCAAACCAGCTGTCCAAGTCCCCATCGTTCACCAGCTCAATATCGCCCGGCACAAACGCAATGCCCGCCTCGCTGGCGTGGTCATCTTGCAACACCAACCCAGGCCGCGACACATGGATAATCTGCCCGCCCAGGCTTCTAATCATCGTCGCTTCATTTTCAAAGCGCACGTCTTCAAAAACCTGATGATCCTCCATCGACATCAAAACACGATGCCGAGCGGCAATTACCCACAAATCACCATGAACACATTGCCTGCCCCATTCCGTGCCCAGCGTTTGACACAAAGACCGATACGAAACCCCCAGCACAGCGATAACCGCTTCCTTGTCTTGCTGAGCCGCTTTAATCTGTTCTTCATTCATGCCGCAGTCGCGCATCAAAATGCGCGCCATGAGTTTCAAGGTGTACGCAAAACTCAGCACATCAAAACCAATATGTTCCAGCGTCTCCGCCGCGCTGCTTTTACCGCTGCGTTTTTTACCCGCTAACCCGATAATCATGACGGCTTCTTCATGCTGTCCAACAACGCATCCAATAACTGTTTCCCCACAAACTTAATTCCCATGCCCGACGCCACGCACAGCAATCCCAGTGCCCCGCCTATCAACAACAACGCCGCAACCAACACGGTTAACACATCAACCCAATCAAAACGCCTTCTCATCGTCTCGCTCCTGTTCTGTCATTTTTGTCATTGCCCTTCAGCGCAATAGCCAGGCTAAGCGCTCGGGAATATGCTTTTTTCTAACGCCTGCACCGGGAAAAAAAGCCCGCCGAAGCGGGCCAGAGCACAGGAGGGCAGGCTACCGGCCTGCTAGCGGTGGTTAATCGTCGAAAATATGAGGCGCGAAATCTTTCTTTTTAAGAGCGCCATCAACAGCGGACACTAATCGCTTCGCTGTTGGTCCTGTCGGTAAAGCGTCACCGCGTAAATATTTGCCGATTGCCCCTTGGGTAAGATCGGCTTTTTCGGCCAACTTGGTTTGAGAGCCGAGCAAAACAACGGCGCGGGCGACGCTGATTTTCACAATTTCTTTAGCTTGGGAAGTATTCATGATGCACAATAATACTCAGGTAGTAAGAGAAGTCAATACTAAGGTAGTTTGGCAACCCAATACTTTTGTATTAGATTTGCCAAACATGAATCCGCAATATGGGCAAAGACTTAAGGCC